ACAAGATACAAAACAAATCGGCGCTGAAGCAAAGGATATGACCCACGCAGTCAAAATGTTAAATTATGCAAACAAAAATACATTACTTGTTCTTATCTCCCAACAAAGAAACCAATTTGGATCTATGCATGCCAGCCATATACCTACGGGAGGAATGGCAGTCAAATTCTTTTCCACCACTGTCATTAAGTTATGGTCTTCCGAGGCTGAGGCTAATGCTATCAAGGCTGGCGTTAAAGTTGGCGATAAAATTATTGAGCAAAGAGTCGGCAGACCAGTTAACTGGATTGTTGATTACAGCAAAGTATCCCCACCAAATTTATCTGGGCAATACGACTTCTATTACCAAGGAGAAACTTTAGGGGTTGATAGAATAGGAGAAACATTAGATGTTGCAGAAATGTGTGGGCTTGTAGAAAAAGGCGGAGCTTGGTATACAGTAGATGGAGAAAGATTACAGGGACGAGCTAAAGCAGTACAGTATTTAAAAGATAATCCAGATGTTGCTAACAAATTAATTGAGGAAATAAATGCCAAGTCTTAATGAGTTTTTTACAAAACCAGAAATATTACATAAATCTGAATTAGAAAAAATATCTGGAATAAAGCCTTGTTCTAAATGTAATAAAGATGCAGAAGAAGCTTTTTGGGATCCACTTACTTTTGTTATGTCTTGGACATGTCCAGATGGACATGCAAATCAAATTAAGGTAAACGGTTAATGTCAGAAAGATCTGAGGCCAAGCGTGATGGAGCAAAACAACAAAAAAATAGTGGACGTGGTGATTATCAAAAAGGTGATGCACAGTGGAAAAGTTTTGTGGTGGATTATAAAGAGTATGAAAAATCAATTTCGATTACAGAAAATATGTGGGCCAAGATATGCACAGATACTTTTAAAGTCAGTAGAGATAAGTATCCAGTGTTAAAACTCATACTTGGTTCATCTAATAGGAAAACTAGATTAGCAGTAATAGAATGGTCATTGTTAGAACAATTAGTAGAAGAATGGGAGAAAAAAAATGTCTAGCGGAAAATATAAAAGACATGATGGATTTAACAAAATGCAAATAAAGAATGGCAGAATTGTTAGATTAAGAAAAGACGGTACTGTTAAAGCTGACATGGGAGCATTTCCTAAAGACAAAAGGATAGTAAAATGAAAGAAGTTTTTCTAACTACATTAACTGGTGCTGGAGTAGGAGCAGTATTTGCCTTATTTAAACTCCCAGTACCTGCACCGCCAGTATTTGCTGGTGTAATGGGTATTGTAGGATTATGGATAGGATATGGACTGATAGGTAAAATTTTATAATGACTGAATCTAAAAATACTCTTGAACTAATTAGTGACATCACAGAATTTAATGATCTTCATGAGTTTATGAAAGATGAACATTTAGATAAAGCTTTAGCAATTGTGGTAAAATTATTAATGAATCCAGACGTACCGTCTGCAAAAGCTCCACATTTAATAATGGAATTGCAGGCAATGTCAACAAAATTTGCAGTAATGGCTTCGGTATATTCTACAATTATGAAAGACAAGGCTGGAACAGAAAATAATAATAAAAAGAATGTTTACTATTCGGTAAAGGAGTCCATAGACAAACTTGTAGATGCCCTCAAGTATGTTGTTAGATATAATGGCTAGAGAAATAGTAAATAATTTAAAATTTAAAAAATACAATGGTAAATTTAACATTGAAGAATTTTCTAAATTATTAGATGATGCATACCTAGCAACAAAAAGGCCAGATGGTTTAATGACTAAAAAATCATTTAGCCCAAGTAGTTTTGGATACGGCAATGGAAATTGTCCAAGATATTGGTATATGGCATTTTCTGGTGCAACATTTATAGATAATAATGATGCTAAAGCAATTGCAAATATGTCTCATGGAACTCAAGCTCATGAAAGATTACAAAAATTAATACAAAATCAGTCATCAGATTTGTTTAAAACAAATTCTATGAAAGAAGTTAAAACTGAAGTAGAGATAACAAATGAATATCCGCCAATTCGTGGATTTATTGATCTTGTAATTAATTGGGATGATGAAGAAGTTATTGGAGAAATAAAGACAGCTAAGCAAGAAGTTTGGGATACTAGACAAGCTGAAATGTCTCCTTCATCAAATCATATGCTTCAGCTTTTAACATATATGAAATTACGTAATGCAAAAGAAGCATTTTTTCTATATGAAAATAAAAATACACAAGAGATATTACTTATCCCAATACAATTAACAGAAAAAAATAAAAAAATTATTGACGATCTTTTTATTTGGTTATGCGAAGTATATGATAATTTTAAGGATGGGGGATTGCCAATGAGACCATTCACCAAAACTTCATATTCCTGTAAAGGATGTCCTATTAAAAAAGAATGCTGGTCAGCAGAAACTGGAACAGTACAGATAGCAGCATATGAGGCACCAGACTTATGATATGTTTTAATTCAGAATGCGCTAAAAACTTTAATCCTAAAACTCATAATCAAAAATACTGCTCAGACGAATGCTGTCGAATTGCTACAAATCGTAGAATAATGGAAAAATATTATGAAAAAAAGGCTATTAAAAGTGGAGCACACAGAATTTGTAAAAATTGTAAAACTAAATTAAGTAGATATAATCAATCCAACATTTGTTCTACTTGTGAAAAAAATATTGATTATCAAAGTAAAAAAATTATATGGAGCATATTAGGTGACATTAGCTAACTTAGTTAAAATAAAAGCTAATAAAGTTTTAGGAATAGATGCCTCCACTAACTCCGTTGCATTTTGCCTTATGGAAAATAATAAACCATTAAAGTGGGGTAAAATTGAATTTAAGGGCGCAACTATATATGAAAAAATATATGATGCTAAAATAAAAACTAATTTAATGTTAGAAGAACTAAAGTCAGATTATATTGCAGTAGAAGGTGCAGTCCTTGTCAGATCAGCAGATGCTGTGATAAAATTATCATATGTCTATGGAGTTGTTATTGCTGAGCTTATGTCTACTGGCGCTGAGGTTATTACTATTAGTCCATCCTCGTGGCAGGCATTCATTGGCAACAAAAATCCAACGAAAGATGAAAAGTCTGCAATAAGATTAAATAATCCAGGATATGCAGATTCTTGGTATAAAAACCAGTTACGCAACATGCGTAAACAAAGAACGGTAGATTATTTTAATAATAAATATAGTCTATCCTTAAATGATTTCGACGTAGCAGATGCTTTTGGAATTGCTTATTATTCAAATGAGGTATTAACTAAACGATGAAATGTGAACATGTTTATAAGCATATGGGCTCAGAAATATGTCCAAAGTGCAATATGCCAACTCATGAAATTGATTGGGAAAAACAAAGAGAATTAAATAAAGAATGGCTAAAGAAAAATCCAGACGCTTGGAAAAATACTGGGTGGTGGTCTATATAAAGTTATATCAAAGTAAAGATTGGCTATATCGTAGATATATAGTTCAAAAGAAAACAGTTACTGAAATTTCTAAAGAATGTAAAGTTTCTGCTATGACTATACAAAGATACTTAGAGCAATTTGGACTAATTAAAAAGAGATGAATATAGCCTATAAGCTTTTCCATTTACCAAGAGATCATGATAGAAATAAATTAGTTGAAAATGTTCATTCTAATTTGCTTAAAAATATAAAAATTCTAGATACAGATACTATCAAAATTTCATCATACGATGAATATGTTAGTTTTAAAAATCAAAATTTAGATTTTAATATAGATATTAATGGATACAATTTAGACAACAAGCAGGGCTGGAGATATGGCGAAGTTGGAATATGGGCAAGCAACTGGCTGGCATGGAAAAACTTTATTGATTCTGATTATGACTATTTAATATTAATGGAAGACGATATTATTTTATATGACAATTTTTTAATTGAATTAGAAAAATATATGAAACAATTGCCAAAAAGATTTGACGCATTTCATGCATTCTGTCCAGCAGATCAAGATCATAAATATAATACTTCGTTAGATATATCAGATGAATTATGCTCATCTTATCAAGACTGGTCTGCTGCCTGCTATATAGTAAGCAGAACAGGTGCTCAAAAAATGATACATTTTGCAAGTAATGGTATAAACTTACCATTAGATTGGTTTATGTTTAGACAAAAACATTTATTAGAAGTATTTACTTTAAAGCCAGATGCTAAAAGAATTTGCGACATATTGTCAATAGAGTCAACATTTCAAACAAAAGAAGATAGGAAAATTTTAAATGGGATACTCTGATCCAACAAATAAACCTTGGACTAAAGAAAAAATAATTGAAATAAATCCAAAAACAGTTCTTGATGTTGGGGCTGGTCAAGGCGTATACCTTGATTTAATTAGAGATGGCCTTGGTGCTGGAGTAATAATAAACGCAGTAGAGGTGTGGCAGCCATATATAGATCAATTTAATCTAGAAAATAGATATGATAAATTATTTGCTATGGATGTTAAAGATATGAATAATTTTAAATATGACCTTGTAATACTTGGAGATGTTTTAGAGCATATGTCAGAAGAGTCAGCGGTTGAACTTTGGAATAGAATATCTCAACAGGCAAGAAATGCCATCATATCTATTCCTATTATTCATTACCATCAAGATGCAATTAATGGAAATCCATATGAGGTTCATGTGGAAGAAGATTGGAATACCGAAAGGGTTTTAAAAACTTTTAAAGGAATTGTAGAGCATAAAGAATTTCCAGTGACAGGAGTATTCATAGCGAAATTTGATAATCAATGATTCCAAAGATTATCTGGCAAACTTACAAAGACCCATTTGATCAATTGCAGCCATATATGCTGGATGCAGTAAATACGTGGAAGACATTAAATCCTGAATATGAATATAGATATATGGATGATAGTCAAGCTGCACAATTTATTTTAGAAGAATATGGGCAAGAGTGGCATGATTTATTTGTCGGACTTCCAGTAGGAGTAATGCGTGGTGATTTGTGGAGATATATGATCATTTATAAATACGGTGGAGTATATACAGATTTAGATACAGAATGTTTGAATCCAATTAATACATGGTTAAATGAAGAATATGAAATGATTGTTTGTCCTGAAACTGATATTCATTTTTGCCAATGGACATTTGCTGCATCCGCTGGAAATCCTATTTTAAAATCAGTCCTAGATACAATTAAAGAAAAATTAATTAATCCGACTTATGGATCTCCACATTTTGTTCATACGCACACAGGACCAGATATATGGACTAAAGGTATTCTTAAAGCATTAAATATTCAGGTTAACAATTTAATTGATGACTACCTATTGTTAAATTCATCAGATAATGCTAAACTATATAAATTCCACTGTTATGGTGGAAAAAATTGGCGGATATTCCATTTTATTGATGTTAAACATATTTATGGTAGTCAAAAATGGGAAGATGGATACGTTCAATGGATTGAAGATCCACTAGTGAAAGGTACAAGATGAGCTTAAAGCCAGTATTTGAAGATATAAAAGAATTTAGATGTGAAGACTTATATTTATTAACAGTAGGTACAGCAGCAGGGCATGAAATTTGGAATACCTGCCATGAAATTGCTCATATGCTTATTGAAAAAAATATATCTTATGGAAATTCAGCCCTAGATCCTGTTCGTATATTTTCAAAAGCAGGTCCTAGAGAGCAACTGCATGTCCGTATTGATGATAAATTAAATAGGCTTATGAAGGGTACAGATTATCCTGGGGATAATGATATTGATGATTTAATTGGATATTTAGTATTGCTTAAAATAGCAAAATCTCAATCCTAGTCAACTAAAACATGGTATAATAAATTCATATGGAAATTGAATTAGCTGATCATTTTGATCGTATGAATAAGGTTGTTGCCGAACTTTTAAAGGGTAATAATCCGACCCAGATTGCCTCTCTGACGGGCTTTAAGCGGTCAGAGGTAGTAGAACTTATAGATGAGTGGAAAACCGTCGTATACAACGATACAAGCTCTAGAGAGAGGGCTAAAGAGGCTATCTCAGGGGCAGACCAACATTACTCAATGCTAATAAAAGAAGCTTGGAAAACAGTAGAGGATGCTGATCAAGCAGGTCAATTAAATGTAAAAGCAAATGCCCTCAAATTAATTTCAGATATTGAAACAAAAAGAATTACTATGCTTAAAGAAGTAGGCTTGTTAGACAATGCTGAACTTGCTTCACAAATAGCAGAAACAGAACATAAGCAAGAAATTCTAGTTAAAATATTAAAAGAGGTAACCGCAACATGTCCTAAATGTAAATTAGAAGTTGCAAAACGTTTATCTCAAATAACTGGAATTATCGAGCCAGTTGTTATTGAAACAGAGGAAGTAAGTGGATCTTAATTTTAATGATCTAATCGATATACTTGACGGCGAAGAGTTTGAAGAACGCCCAGTAGATCTAAAAACATTTGTTACTAGCCCAGAATATCTAGGACTGCCACCACTTTCTGAATATCAATATACATTAATTGAAAAGGGTTCTCAAATATATAAAGAGTCTACACTAATTAAATTATTTGGAGAAGAAGAAGGTAAACGTAGATTTAAGCAGACCTGTACAGAAATTATTGCTCAATTGGGTAAAGGTTCAGGCAAAGATTATACATCTACAATATCAGTTTCCTATATGGTTTATTTACTACTATGTTTAAAAGATCCAGCAACATATTACGGTAAACCCCCTGGAGATACAATTGATATTATTAATATTGCTGTTAACGCACAGCAAGCAAACAATGTGTTCTTTAAGGGATTTAAAACACGTATAGACAGATCGCCATGGTTTGTCGGAAAGTATGATCCTAAAGCTTCTGAAATTAGATTTGATAAGAACGTAAATGTATATTCTGGACATTCTGAAAGAGAAGCGTTCGAAGGATATAACGTTATTGCAGTTATTCTTGACGAAATTTCAGGTTTCGCTACAGAAAATACAACAGGACATGATCAAGCTAAAACTGCAGATGCAATATACGACATGTATCGTGGATCCGTAATATCACGTTTTCCAGATTATGGTAAAGTAATTTTACTTTCATTTCCTCGTTTTAAAAATGATCCAATCCAAAAATTTTATGACTCTGTAGTAGCAGAAAAAGAAACTATTATCAAATCTAAAATTTTAAAAATGAATGAAGACCTACCAGATGGAACACAGGGTAATGAAATAACGGTTGAATGGGAAGAGGATCATATAATTTCATATAATATTCCTAAAGTATATGCACTCAAAAGACCAACTTGGGACGTCAATCCTACTAAAAAAATTGAAGATTTTAAAATAGAATTTTATAAAAATATGCCAGATGCATTAAGTCGTTTTGCTTGCATGCCACCAGAAGCAATAGATGCATTTTTTAAATCAAGAGAAAAGATTGAACTAGCTTTTAAAAATACTGCATTGGCAATAGATCAATTTGGAAGATTTGAAAATTGGTTTGCCCCAGATCCAGACAAAGATTATTTTATACACGTAGATTTAGCACAAAAGCATGACCATTGCGCTGTGTCTTTAGCTCATGTTCAAAAATGGGTAAACGTAAAAGTAACAGACACCTACTCACAACCAGCACCAATAGTTGAAGTTGATGCAATACGATATTGGACACCCACTGCAGATAAATCAGTAGATTTTACCGAAGTTAAAGATTATATATTAGCTTTAAGAACTAAGGGATTTAAAATAAAAATATGCACATTTGACCGATGGAACTCTCATGACATGATGCAACAACTTAAACAATATGGAATAAATACTGAAATTTTGTCTGTTGCTAAAAAACATTATGATGACATGGCAATGGTTGTATTAGAAGAAAGACTACATGGGCCACATATTCCATTATTAATAGACGAGTTACTTCAATTAAAAATTATGAGAGATAAAGTTGATCACCCAAGAAAAGGATCTAAAGACTTGGCAGATGCTGTATGTGGATCAATTTATAATGCTATAAGTAGAACTAGATTTGATTCAAATCAAGAAATTAAAATTCATACATATGAATCAATGAGTTTTGAAGAACAGGCTACAGAAGAGGTATTTGTGCAAAATATGATAAGGGCTCCAAGAATGCCAGAAGATTTAAAAGAATCAATAGATAGGATGATGACAATATGAGTATATATCAAGAAAAAGCTAAAGAATGTAAATGTTGTGGAAAACATGTTCCACTGCCAACAGTGCTAAAAGAGTATAATGGGATTATGGTATGCCCAACTACTTTTGCAAATATAACAGAGTATACAAGAATATGGAACACTGTAGGTTCTAGACCATCTGGAAGTATAAGAAAACATTTTTCAGAATATGTTCAACAAATAGTTGAAAATAATATTGACAAAAAGTAATATAAAAAAGTATAATGGCTAACTAAGCAACAGTAGCTTAGTTGGTTAAAGCCCCGAACTCATAATTCGGTAATCGTAGGTTCAAGTCCTACCTGTTGCACAAGGAGTAACATGAAAGACCCAGATGATGATTATTTATTTCAATATTATCTAGAAATTGGTGCAATTGAAATAGCTGGAATGGACTCTGATGGTGAGTTAATCTTTAAAGTAACAGAATATGCAGAGGAAGTTGCTCCAGAATTGTGGGAAACTCATACAAAATATGTTGATGAAACGCTTATAGATTTATTTAATAAAGATTTAATTTCAGTTGAATATGATGAAGAATTAAAAGCTACAATAAGCTTGACCCCAGAAGCGTATAAAATAATAGAAGAAAAAGGAATTAGGCCACTAGATGATAATTAAATATTATATATACATGTTTTTTTATAAAATAAAAAAAATATTTAAAAAAAATAAAAATAAAAATAGGTTCATATATTAATGTTTAAATCTATTGATCCTGCATATGATAATGCAAAAATGTTTTCTAGCATTTTAAATAAAAATAAACCTATTGAAAGATATGGATATCAAGAGCGTGGACTAGGTGAAATTACTGATCCATCTAGATATTATTATTTAAACAGTCATGGATTTAGAGGCAAAGAAATAACTGGCAAAGAAGATATATTAATTGGTGGATGTTCATTTACATTTGGAAGCGGAGTACCAGAAGAAAAAATTTGGGGAATTCAAGTTGCTAATAACATGTCTTTGTCATATGTTAATTTAGGATACCCTGGAGCATCAGTACTGTCTATTATTAATTCAATATTTGCATACTTTAAAGAGTATGGAAATCCTAAAATATTAATTTGTTTATTTCCAGACTTAGATAGAATACAATTACCCGTAGATAATAAAATATGGACATCTAAAAGTGATAAATTAAATGAAGATTTAGCTAGAATATTTTTAGGAGAACATCATCATAATTTACCAAAATATTCTAAGGCTCCGCATAATATAGAAGACGTTATGCCATTAAGTGTTCCTAGATGGATATCAATTAAATATATTCAAATACTTGAGCAATATTGTAGATCATCAAATATTAAATTTATATGGTCAACTTGGGATAATAGATTTCTATCTCCTTTATTAAAATCAAATGAATTTGAATATTTAATAAATACAGAGTCTATAGATAAAGAATTAAATTATAAATGTCATGCTGAGTTAAAAGATTCCTTCCCAGATATATTTGATCATGGAAGTGATATAGAATATGGATTAGATAGAGCACATTGGGGAGTACATATGCATACCCATTACGCCGATTATTTTCAGAAAGCTTTACAATGATCATACTTGGTATTAACGAGACATCACACGATGCCTCTGTGTCTTTAATTAAAAATGGAGAAATACTATTTGCTGGACACGCAGAAAGATATAGCAAGAAAAAAAATGATTGGTATATAAACGATGATTTGATTAAAGATGCATTATCGTACGGATTTCCAGATAAAATAGCCTATTATGAAAAACCATTTTTAAAAGCCTCTAGATTGTTTTTAAAAGGTGGTTATGGAGATTGGGCCCCTAGATATCAAATAAAAAATATATTCAATAAATCAGTTCCAGTTACATATTTTAAACATCATTATTCACATGCCTGTGCTGGTTACTACACAAGTAAATTTACAGATGCAGTAATAGTAGTACTTGATTCAATTGGTGAATATAATACTGCAACTATATGGTCTGGCGAAAATGATAAAATTAAATTAAAATATAAACAAAATTATCCAATTTCTTTTGGTTTATTTTATTCAGCATTTACACAACTTGTGGGGCTAATGCCAAATCAAGAAGAATATATTATGATGGGTATGGCTGCATATGGAGATCCTGAAAAGTATTTAAAAAAAGTAAACGAATATTTCCCTAACATAACAAAACAAAAATACAATTTTCATAAAGGTATTACTGATTGGGGATGGATAACAGAACAAGATAAGTTTGATATTGCAGCAGCAGTCCAAAAAGTTTATGAGTCTAGATTAATTGAGTTTATGATAATGGCAAAAAAAATTACTAACAAAGAAAATTTAGTTTTTATGGGTGGATGCGCTTTAAATTGTTCTGCTAATACTGCATTATGGAAAGTATTTAAAGATATATGGATTATGCCAAATCCTGGCGACGCTGGCAGTTCGTTAGGAGCAGCAGCAGCATTATATGGAAAACATTTAAATTGGCAAACTCCATATCTTGGATATAATTTAAAAGGAGAATATCCTGTAGATAAAATTATTGAAGATATTAAAAGTAAAGGAATAGCTGCGGTTGCATCTGGCAGGGCGGAATATGGACCAAGAGCATTGGGTAATAGAAGCATCCTTGCAGATCCTAGAGACCCAAATATTAAAAATAAAGTTAATTTGATTAAGCAAAGAGAAATGTTTAGGCCATTCGCCCCAGTAGTCTTAGAAGAGTTTGCTAACGAATGGTTTGATATGGATTTTATTTCTCCATATATGCAATATGCTGTTAAATGTAAGTATCCAGAAAAGGTACCAGCAGTAGTTCATATTGATGGAACATCTAGAGTTCAAACATTAAATAAAGAACAACATCCTGGATTACATATGGTTTTAAGAAAATTTTATTGGGAAACTGGTATACCTATGTTACTTAATACTAGTTTAAATATAAAAGGTCAACCTTTGTTGAATGATAAAAATGATATAATTAATTGGGAAAAAATGTATAATACAAAAATAATTAATAGATAGGTTTTTTAAAAATGACACATAATCAAAAACAAAATAAAAATACAGACAACAGAATAGATTTATTTAATGAATTGTTTTATAGGGAATTAAAAGAAATGACTCCTTTTAAATTTTTTTTTGAAGATAATAATTTAACAAATAAAACAATAAATCCTGATGATAATTTATTAGAAATTGAATATAAATTAAATAGTTATGGATATAGATCTAATTCATTTAACGGTAAAGCAAAATTGATGACATTGGGGTGCTCACACTCATTTGGGGTTGGTATGTTGGATGAATTTACATGGAGTTCTATTTTGGCAAAAAAATTAAATTTAGATTTTGCTAGACTAGCAATGTCAGGAGACTCTGCACAAGGTCAAGTAACAAAAGCATTTCAGTACTTTAAAGAATTTGGACACCCAGAAATTATAGTCGGAACATTTCCAGTTTTTAGAATGGAAATACCATATATTGAAGGAAAATTTGAATCTGAACAATTAAAAAAGAAAAATGATAGGTCAAAAATACAACAAATTTTTTTTTATAGTGAAAGTTTTCCAAAATATGCCAAGGCTCCATTTGATCCAAATTTAATTATTCCAAAAGAGTTAGGTATTTTTTATAGTTTTCTTTTTATTTCTTTTTTAGAACAATATTGTAATTCTAATAATATATTATTTTTATGGAATACTTATGAAGATGACAAAAAATTACTTTATAATTTTATTAAAGATCATCAAAATACAGATAACGTAAATAATATTTTTAAAAATTATGTTTCAAAAAAAATAAATAAAACAGAGGTATTTTCTGGCACACCAGATTTTACAGAAAATTGTCATCAAGAATATGCTAATCACATACTTTTTAATCACGCAGCTGATCTTGAAAAACCTAATAAGGCACATTGGGGAATACACAAACACATACATGTTGCAGAAGAATTTTATAATGAAATTATAAAAAGAAAACAATTTGATATTGTGATATAATATAGATAGGTCGCCAAACGGGACCTAATTTAACTTATTCGCTTGAAGGAGGAATAAAATGGTAACACATTTCGCATTGGATCTTTTCAAAGATCCATTTTTTATTGGTTGGGATCGCCATTTCAAAGATCTCGAAAAATTAATGAATACATCAACTAATTATCCACCGTACAACTTAAAGCAGGTTGGCGAAGATTCTTATGTGATTGAAATAGCGCTTGCTGGATTTAATAGGGAAGACATTGTTGTAAAACAAGAAAAAAATGTTTTAACTATTACAGGAGAAAGTAAATCCGATAATACTATTGGATATATTCATAAGGGTATTGGAGGACGTAACTTTACAAGAACATTTTCTCTTGCAGAATATGTTGAAGTAGATAATGCCACAATGCTTAATGGTCTTCTTATTGTATACCTAACAAAAAGGGTTCCAGAAGAAGCAAAACCAAAAGTATTTGAAATTACTGATGGTGATAGATTAGCAGAAATTTCTGCTGCCGAACAAGATGAACTACTTGAGCAGGCTGAAAAACAAGGTTTTCTAAAACCTAAAAAGAAAAAATAGTATAATAAAAGTCTGCAACCCGTCACTGGGAAGTCGCAGATTCGTCGGGGGAGACAGCGACATTAAATAACTGAATAGACCTGAGCATGTCTAGAAACTGCTCTTTAAAATTAAGGAGATTTATGTTTGAATATAGAGTTAAACAAGTAACAAAAATAGTAGATGGAGACACAATAGATGTCGATATTGATTTAGGATTTAACATTTCTTATTCTCAAAGACTAAGATTAGCAGGCATAGATACTCCAGAATCTAGAACTACAGATAAGTTTGAAAAAACATTAGGAATTGAATCTAAAGAGTATTTAAAATATAAATTTAAAGATGCAAAAGATATTGTAGTAAAAACAGAAAAACCAGACAGTTCAGAAAAATATGGAAGAATATTAGGCTGGGTATATCTTGACGGTAATACTGTATCAGTTAATGAACAAATGATTGAAGATGGATATGCTTGGGGATATATGGGAGAAACTAAGGTCAAAGATTTTGCAGCCTTAGCTGAAAAAAGAAAAAAGAGCGGAAAGTAATGCCAGTATATGAATACAGTTGTATCACTTGCGATAAGTCTTTAGAAGTTACTCGTAAGTTTGATGAAACAGAAGTTGTACCACCTTGTCCATCATGTGGTTATGGAATGACAAGATCTTACGGAACAGTCGGAATACAATTCAAAGGAAATGGTTTTTACAAAACTGATAATCCTAAGTAACTAAGATAAATTAAATAAATATTCATGTTATAATTTCCATGTAACAAAAATTTTGTTGCATTGGAGATCCAATTGAAGAGAAAGTTAAAGCTATTTATAGCTGGCCTATTTGTAACTGGCTGGCTATTTTTTGTTGGTCCCAGTTATGCACATGCAACAGAAAATATTAATCAAGAACAGGTAGTAGTAAGTCCAGCTCAACAAGCGGTAAATACAGCAATTGCAACCGCAACAACAGAAGTTCAACAGGCTATCGCAGCCACAGATTCTGCAACAGTACTAGTGGCAACAGCACAAACAGAATTAACACAGGCTCAGTCCGCAGTAACTCAGGTCAATCAAAGTATATCTACAGCACAAGTAGCAGTAAATGCAGTTGATACTGCAACTACAACAATAAATAATATAGACTTAACAATAAATCCAACAGATCAAAGTTCTCAAGTAGTTCAAGATGCAAAACAAACTATAACTACTGCCCAAACAGCAATAGATAGTATTACAGTAACTACTGCACAGACAGAAATATCACAAGTTTCTACTGCAAAAATAGCAGCCTCTACTGCACAAGCAATAGCACAAACTGAACTTACTCAAGCAAATATAGCAATTGATAATGCTCAGACAGCAGTAAATAATTTGCAAGCAACAATTGGAACAACCACAAATGTTCTTGCTGGAGTAGATGATGCTGGTATTCGCATGAATCTTCCATTTAATTTACAAATGGGTGGAACTTTATACAACAATGTTTATGTTGGATCTAATGCAACTATAACTTTTGGAGTAAATGAAGGAGCAAACTACTATTCAACTCCAAATGCACCATCTGTTTCTATTGCTGGATGGGATTGGACTACCTGGAGTACAGGAACTGGAATTACATATTCAACAACAGGGTCTTCATTAGATATTGCATGGGATGTTCGTCCATATCCACAACAAGATGCCTCTACACAAATGGTTCAGGTTAGATTTAATGCTGATGTAAATCCAAATGATGGTGCATGGATGGCAAATGTGACTGCTACTGGACCGATTCCAAACGGTGCTAGATTTAATTATAGAGAAACTACAGGAGGAGCAGTTACTAATATTATAGATACAAATACTGGAACAGGATTTTCTGGACAAATAAGTCAAGGCGCAGAATTTACACCTTATGTAGATCCAAACACATCTACAGTGCAAGCAGCAGTAGATTCAGCAAATGCTATTATTACACAGTTAAATCAGTCTCTTAGCCCAGTTGTTTCTCAAAATAGCATTAATACTTCTTCAATAAATTCTATTAATACATCATCATTGACTAATGCTATTAATTCAGCATCAAATTCAAAAACAAATTTACAAACTTCTTTGAATACAAAAGCATCTCAACTTACAACTGCTATTAATAATAATATTCCAACTCCTGCACCGATATTATCTACACCAGTTGTCGATGGCACAACAGTAACTGTTGCCCCAGAATTACCAACAGGATATACAGCAAATACTTGGTTTTATCAAGTAATTACAGATGATCCAAATGCAGAAAATCCATATGAAGGACAAACATTAAATACAGATGGTGCTCCAGATTCTATTCAATTAACTGGTTTAACAGAGGGTGCTACATATACTATTAGAGTTGCTAACTGGTCTGGACCTGTAAGTAGTTATACTGAGACTGTTATTTCTATACCTGCGACTCAAAGCGCAAATTTAGGTGGTGGAGGAATATCAGAACCACCTGCAGAACAGCCTCCAGCAGAACAGCCACCTGCTGAAGAACCACCTGTAGAACAACCACCTACAGAAGAACCTCCAGCAGAAGAACCTCCAACAGAAGAACCACCTGCAGAGGAGCCACCTACACCAGTTGAAGAGCCTCCAGCACCAGCAGAAGAAGCACCATTAACAGTAGAAGAAGTTATTGCTGTAGTAGAAAATCTTATTGCTGATGGAAATTTGACTGCAGCAGATGCTGAAGCAGTATTAGATGCTTTAATGGCTGATGGAGAAATAACATCTTCTGAAGTGAATAATTTATCTGATGCACTAACAGCAGATGGAACATTTACACTTGCAGAAAAAGCATTAGTTGCAGATGCTCTTATTGCAGCAGCGGATGGGGAACCAGTAACTGCAGCAAACATAGCAGCAGCAGGACTTGAATATCGTGATCTTCCTCCACAAACTCCAGTGGAAGTTAGAACAGATTTAAATGGTAATCCTGTAGTTATTACTGCAGAAGTTGCATCAGCTTTATTAACATTAGAATCCCCAGCAGCTTTAGTAGGAGCAATTGCTGGATGTTTCAATCCAGATGAAGCAATTGAAGGTTTAACAGAAGAACAACAATGTGAAGTATTTAAGGCGCTTGCAAATATTGGGGCAGATATGAGCCCACAAGAAAGGCAAAAGGCTAAGGAAGTTCTTGTAGCAGCAGTTTTAGTTGGACAAGTAATTCTAGGTAGTTCAATTTTGAGAATAAGGGGGTAAATATGAACTGGTTAAAGAAAAGAGCAATTGCTATTCTTAGTGAGAATTTTACATTTCTAGGATTTTTTGTAGCCTGGGTTGTTCTTGAGGGTAGTGCAAAAACAGTTGTTGGATATGTAACATTAGCCTCTGTAGCTATATGGTTTTTAACTATAGGCATTAGAGAAAGAGCCGAAAAAGAAGAAGAATAGCCTACTAAATTCATATTTGCTATAATAGACTTATGAAAAAATTAAAGGTGTTTTTAGCTTCTAGCCTTTTAGTCCTGTCTATAAGCGGATGCGGATACGATGGACATTATCGTTATCCATGCCAGGACCCAGCAAATTGGGAAAATGCAGAATGTAAACCACCTATCTGTACAGCTAACGGAGCATGTCCAGAAGATTTAGCAAATACTAAGGAAAATACAAATGGCTAGAGAAAGACTAACACCAGCAGAATTAGACGCAAGATTAAAATTTATTTTAGGAATTACATTAGGATCAATTCTTTTTATTACAGCAGTAGGCATTATGTATGCTTTAATATTTGTAACACAACCAATTACTGGTCAATCTGAGAATGATAAAATGTTTTTCAATGTCCTAGGATCAGTAGCAACATTTATTACAGGAACATTGGCTGGACTTTTAATTGGCCAATCTGGTGCTAAAGATATTATGTCTGCACAATTAGCTAATAAAGAAATGGATGCAAAAAATACACAAGCAGATAAAAAATTAGAAGCAGAAATTGATGAAGCAAAAGCTCGTAGATTAGCAAAACCAGACGGAGCAATGCCAGAAGAACAACCTGTAGATACAGATTGGAATAAATAAATGCCATACAATATTAGACAAGGTGCTGCAGGATGTAAAGGTTTTGCAGTAGTAAATGATAAGGGTGAATTAAAAGGTTGTCATCCAAGTAAGTCAAGAGCATTAGCTCATCAAAGAGCACTTTATGCAGCAACTGCAAATGAATCTAAAGTTAAAAAAACAATTTTAGGAGAAGGTAAATCATGGCTGAACTAGGATCAGCAGCAAAACTTGTTGAAGTTGCTACAACTGAAATTGGAACCGTAGAAGGTCCTAAAGATAATGAAACAAAATATGGTGCATTTACTAAAGCTAATTTTCAACCATGGTGTGGTTCATTTGTTATGTGGTGTGCAAATGAAGCAGGAGTAAAAGTTCCTAACACAGTCTATACTCCAGGTGGAGCAGCAGCATTTAAAAAAGCTGGCCAATGGATTGATGGAGATATTGCAGATCCAGAGCCAGGAGATATTGCATATTTTGATTTTCCATCAGATGGTGTAGATAGAATATCACACGTAGGAATAGTTGCAGTAGACAATGGAGATGGAACAGTCTGGTGCATTGAAGGTAATACTTCTGGGGATCCTAAAGGAAGCCAAAGAAATGGTGGAGAAGTTTGTAAAAAGCTTCGTGCATATAAGAAAAATAAAAAGAATATAATGGTTTCAATTGTTGGATTTGGAAGACCTAAATTTGGAGCAAGCACTGTTAAAAAATCTGAACCTGTTGCAAAAACAACTAAAAAAGCAAAAACATGTTCAGAATGTGGTCAAGCAATTAAGTAAATGAATACCTATAGAGTAAAGTTAGAAGTAGAGGTACAAGTAGAAGCCTTTGATGAAAATGATGCTCTAGACTATGCAAATGATATATTTGGCGTAGATGATGAAATAGTAAACGTTAAAGTAATTAGCGTTAAGGAGAAATAATGGCAAAAGAAGGATACAAACCAACCGCTGGCATGCAATCTGCAGCCCGTCGTGCAATTAAGCTAAAAGAGCAAGGCAAAGCAAAAGGTGCTGGAACAGCAGTAGGCTGGACTCGTGCAGGACAACTTGCTAGAGGAGAGACCCTCAGCCTTTCAACAGTTAAGCGCATGTATTCTTTCTTTTCACGTCATGAAGTAGATAAAAAAGGTAAGGACTGGGATAACGCAGAAAATCCATCTAATGGAAAGATTATGTGGTTAGCATGGGGCGGAGACGCAGGATTCTCTTGGTCACGTAAAATTGTAGAGCGTGAAAAAAATATGAAGAAATCTTTAACACATGATGATTTAGTAGAAGAAATTAAAGACATGCTTGATGACGCAATTAATCCAGCAGATACAGTAATTGAAATTCCAGATGATGAAGATATTGCAAAAGCTCTTCGTCCAGAAATTACAAAAGAACAACTAGGAATGGTAATTGAGCATTTAATGGAAGCAATTGAAGGAATGATCGAGGTTCCAGAAGAAGAAGATTCTGAAGAGGAATCAGATTCAGCAGAAATGGAAACAGAAGATGCTGGCGAATCCAACCCAGCCCCAATTGGAGATCCAATGAAAAATGAAATTAATTGGCCAGTTGCAAAATCTAAAGATTCTGAGGATTCTGAAGATTATGAATCAGATAATGAAGAAGAAGATAAATGGGATAATTTGCAAAAAGCATGTTGGTCTGGATATAAACAAGTAGGAATGAAAGAAAAAAATGGTCGCATGGTCCCAAATTGCGTACCAGTAAATAGTGTTAAAAAATCATTATGGGATGGAAAATTTAATCCATCTTCAATAAAAAAATAATATAAAAATCAGTTGACAAGGCTTTTAGTATCCCTGTATAATAGTATACAGGGATTAGCCCTTTATATTTAAGGAAAAATGTTACATTTAAACGAACGTGGCGTAGATATATTTATAAATAAATATAAATCATTTACTAGTGAAGCATACTGGAACAATTATGATTTAATTATTTGGAAAAAAAATAATAATGGATTTTTTAATATAAAAGGAATATTTAATAAAGCTTGGGGAATAGCAGATAAAGTATCTGTAAACAATAAAGGAATGTGGGTTTTACCTAAACAATATGTCAAGTATTTTAAATGATCTTGGAGTAGATAAAGAAGATTTAGATTGGTGGCATCTTGCTATTTGTAGAGGCATGGATACTAATCTTTTTTATGATAAATACGAAAATGATGAAAAAATTGCAAAAAATATTGACGAAGCCTGTTTAGCATGTCCAGTAATATCAATGTGTTATAAATCTGGAACTCAAAATAATGAGTATGGAGTTTGGGGTGGAGTATATTTAAACTCTGGCTCTATAGATAAAAATAAAAATTTACACAAAACAAATGAAATTTGGAAAAGATTAAAAGCCAAAAATGTATATTGATAAAAATAAAGATCATTTTAAATATGGAATAAATCAATGGACTGGTGAACCAAACAAACCAGTATTTTATACACCAGAAATGGCAAAAGCTTTAAGAGGAATAACTAAACCAGTAAACAACTTACAAATGGATGTTGTTAAATATCCAGAATTTTTAGCATTA